GAAATTGCTTTTAAAGAACCAGAACTTGCTGTTACTACTATGTCGTCTCCTACTTGTACCCATTTACTGTTTGTCACCGGTGTTGCTTCTGGACCATCAAACAAAGAACCCCATACTTGACAGGTAAGTCCTCCGTTCTCATCATTAGACAGTACTTGTATCGAAGCTCTATCGTATGTTTCTACATCTATTGCATCTATAAATACAACGTATGTAGAACCGCTTAACGTAGTTGCATCGTTTTCAACAAGCAACGTCTTTAGTGATGAACTGTGTCTTGTTTTTGTTACTGTATTTGCCATTAATCTGCCCTCTTAGCTTTCTTCAAGCCTTTGGGCTTTTTAACTGTTTCGCATTTACAAACGCCTTTGCATTTGTAACTACCTTTTGGACAGTCTACTTTTTCTTTGGTTCCAAGAGACCTGCTACGAGTTCTAACGCCCCCGCCGACCTTCTTAGCCCCAACGTCGCGCTGGACCTCAAAGATGTCTGACTGGGTAAGTAACTTTTTAACAAATCTTGAGTATCTTTTGTTAGTTTCGTCAAACGTGTGGACTTCACCGGGGTGGAGCGCAATACTGCGCCCACCGTCAGTCCTAACATGAGTAGGCTTATGCCCTTTGTACCTAATCGTAACCATGTATTCATAGCTCCGATTAAGCTTGTTTCAAGTCAGATATTAGTCCTTGTGTATTGAACTTAGTACAGATTAACTCACCAGCAGTCATGAAAGCATAGTTACGTTTCAATGCTTGCACGTTTGCTAAGTCTTCTTGAGCCAAGAAAGTTGTTGGTGCTGCAATCTTCATGTACAAGTGGTCCATGTCTAACAATAGAACTGGACCCATTCCAGTTCCACCAGATTGGTCAGTCATTGTGTCTGCCAAGTGTTGTGTTGCGTAAATTGGTATGCCATCATAGTAACCCATTCTTCCATCCAAGTTTCTACCGGGTTCTGAAGTGACTCCGTTAGTTCCTTTTGGTGCTTGGGCTTCCATTGCTATTCTCCATGTGGAGTTAGCTCCGCTACCATTCAACACTAACTGTTTTAATTCTGTTAATTGTTGGTGTCCCATTAAGAAAATTAAGCTATCGTAAGAAGCTCCGTTTTCTATTGCATTCTGAATTGCTGCATCAAGAAGGGCTAAAGTCAAAACTCTGTTTGTTCCGCCTGCTTGGTCAACATAACCATCTGCCCATGTTGCTCCATCTCCTCTTGCACCTAAGTCGTAAATGTCGACTTCTGCTGCAATAGTTCCTGAACGTGCGCCTACTTGAGCGTAGTTACATGCTACACGAGTTAGGGTTTCAAAGTTGTTACCTGCTGCTCCTGCTGCGTAATCTTCAGTTAGCATATCATCAATCCAGTAAGAGTGTGCTTCTGCTGCTTGCGCTCTTAAGAATGTTGCCAATCCTTTAATTCCATCATCAGCTTCTGAAAGAATAGCTGCTCTTGTAGAGACTGTGTAAGGACTTACTATCTCTTTGATGGTTGCAGTTACTTTTGCAAGGTCTGGTACATCAGATGTTCCAAAGGCTCCACCTTCTGCTACACCAGTGTTGCTACCAGTTACTGTTCGAGCTGTTAATACTCTCCATCCAGATTGTGTCCAGCCTTCTTTTCTAAAAAGCTTGAATACATCAGATTTTGTGTTTAGCTGATTGAAAACACTTGCACCATACATTGTATTGAAGTATGCGGTGTCGCCTGTTGTCAAATCATCTTTCTTTATGCCGTATCTTTTGGAGATATCTAATCCGCCTTTGTAGTAAGCATTGACGTAGTCTTCAAAACTCATTCCTGCCATCTTAGAATCCCTCCACTATGTTATGTTTTTCTGCCATTCTATCTATCTCCTCTAAGGATTTTGATACATTCAAGAAATCAATTTCTACTTGTTCTTCAGCTTTTGGAGCTGGAGCAGGTGTTGCTTTCTTTCCTGTATAAACGTTAATGCCGTGCTTCTTCAAGGTTGCTAAGGATTTTGTTAAGTCATCAATAGGATTTGATTTTTCCTCTTCTAACATTTTTGCCTCTTCCTCTTCTTCCTCTTCTTCTTCGGCTTCTTCTTCCGGTTCTTCTTCTTCCTCTTCTTCTTCGGCTTTCTCTTCCATTTCGCCTTCCAAGTAAGCAAGAACCTCTTTTAGTTTAGCAAGTGTGGCTTCCATGTCTTTCATTAGTGCCTCTTCCTTGCCAACTTCAACTGGCTCATCAAGTCCGGCAGCTAATTCTACGTCCTCTGATTCAACGATTTCCTCGTCGACAGCTTTTTCGTGAGTGCCACCACATGTGCATTCTGTCATGTATATAGACTGCGAAAAGGGTATATAAACAAACTAAACTTTCCGGAAACTACCTTTTCTTATTCCAAGAAGGTGTCCTTCCCCTTCTTAATCTCTCTTTAGGCGTCCAACCTGCATCTGCCATAGCCCTACGCAATTTTTGACCCGATTGGTCTCTTACTCTACTTCTTGTCGTCTTCGGACCCCTGCCGGGAAACTTACCGGGATTTCTCCACATCTCTGCACAAAATGCCTCCGGGTCTCTTACACTTTGTAAACCATCGTAGTTCCTAAGCTTTAATGCATTCCTACGACAATCTGTCATAAAACTCCTCATACCTCTCTGGCTTCTTCCCCTCTGCGGTGCCTTCTCTAATATCGAATCTAATTGCTTGTTAATATTTGCCCACTTCTTCGCGCGTATTGGCTTTAACATCTCATCCAAACTTGCATTCATCTTTGCAAATCTTCTGGCCTGTATTGCCCTCTCTTGATTAACTGCACCAGCTCTGGTCTTATGACAACCAAGTAACTTTCTGTCCTTCTTAGCATAAAGACAATATTTACCATTCTTTCTTTCTATTATCTTTTCTACCATACTTTCTATCTCATCTAAGGTTACTTGCTTTGTCAGTTTTACTGGCTCATTTTCTTTTGCTGCCGCTACGGCCGTTACAGTAGCTTCTGGGTTAGCTGGCCTGTTGCCAACCCAAGACACGGACCAAAGAGACAACTCGGAGATGTTGTTGTGGCAGACCTCTCCTTCGCAGACCTTCTCTTGTTTTTCAGCTTCGCCCCTTATAGACGAACCGCCCTTGTCACCGTAAATCTTCATCTCTTCCCATACTCTGTCATGCATCGGAAGTCGGTTGTGTATTCCTACACGTAATTTTAATTTGCCATTTTTAATCTTATACGCGAGAGGTAGACCCACTGGCATCTCCTCATGCTTGTATGAATAAACCCCGTATTTCATAAAGAAATCCATGGATTCTTTTATTGTATCTGTGTCTATCTTATCGTTCTGTTTGTCGATGATAGGAGAACTAATAAACGTCTCTAAAATTCTCTCGTTGTACCATTCAGGCCGATAGACTTTCCAGTTAGTATTTTTAGCGTCTGCCACACCCTAAGATTGAATATGTGTATATAAACAAAAAGTTCTTTCCGGAAACTAATAGCCTTCACTTGCTCTTCTTCTTGCAATATAAAAAATCTCGTCTTTAATGTCTTCTTTATGTACCCACAACGCCATCCATGCAAAATTAGTGGCCTCTGCAAACGGTTGATTCTTAAAAATTCCTCTGGCTAATAGAAATGGCTCTATATCATAAATGGCTGCATATTGTTTTATTGTCTTAGAGTTCCAATCTGGAAACGGACTGTATCCGCCTTTATCTATTAACTGGGCAGCCTTATGATAACTAATGATTGCCAAGTCTCCATCCTCGTCAACTATTGCCGCAATCGAACCCTCCAATTTGCCTGTTCTTGTTTTTATCTTCTTTCTAAGATATTCCTTGGCCGTTGATTCTATTTCAGATTGCCATGCCCATGCTGCCTCTTGAAATATCTCATCCCAATTTTTACCCTGTTTTAAAAAATTTAATGCTTTTTTTATGTTATCATAACCTTCATAAGAAAGAGTTACCATTATCTATAAGATGCTACTTCCTCTACAGAAGCATCCCCGTACTTTTCCTTCCACTTACGGTTTACTACATCTCCTGCCTTCTTCATCATTTGTAATCTCATTATCTTATCGCGTTGTCGCTTCTCTTCTGCCTTGTTATTCCAAGCCCTCTCGTATTCACACTCTTGACAAAATCCATTAGACATAATCTTTACTCTAACTTCTCCTGCCATACACTTCTTACAACTCTTCACGGCTTCAACGCTCCTACTTCTGGTTTAGCCTCCTCCGGCATACTTACCTGTGGCTTGTCTGGCAATACCAAATTACCATCCTTATCCAACGTAGCCTCTATTCCTACCTTGTTTAATACTGTAATTATATTTGCCTTCTGTAACATATTTGCTAACGCTTGTTGCTCGTTCTTTGCATTGATATCTGCAAACTTTACCTTCCATGTCTGGATTCCCATCAATTTCATCAATGGCCTAATAAAACCCATCTCCAAACATTGCTGGGTTTCTAAAACAGTCCTGTCAAACAAAGAAATCTGCTCTCCTTCCGCATTCAACCCACCAACGCCCGCTGTGCTTCCTGTTACTATCGGCATCACGCCATAAGCTGCGTTTATATCGTTGTTAATGCGCTCCATATATGGTAACGCCATCAACTCATCCATGTTAGGCATTACTGGCACAAACTTCGCCTGTCCACTTCCTGTACCCTCTCCCCTACTACTAATAATTGGAACAAAGTTAGGATTACGTCTTGTCTCCTCTGCTATGTATTCTCCAAGCCTATTAAGACTCTCTTCATCATGACCGGGAATATCCAAGAAACCTTTTGGTGGCCTCTCTAATTTGTAAATCTTGTTTTGGAAGTTTTCAATTGCAAGAGCTGTTTCGATTTTCTTAGAAAGACCTATAATCGGCGACTGACCATACAATCTGGCATTCGCACTGTATTTATTGAAATGAATTATCTCATCCCGTGCAAACGGAATCTTGTCCTCATCCTGACCCATGTCATAAAAGTAAGCCACAGGCTCTGCCTCAAATCCACCTTCCCCAATCGCCCCCTTCTCTAAAGGCTCTCTGGTTATTACATCAAAATATTCTTCGTTTTTAAACTTACCATAATCATCAACCGCAAATCGCATCTGCTTTGCATCCTCTACCCAAAGCTCCTTGACTAACTTATCATCACTACCCTGAATCCTATCATAAACAATACTTACCCAACAATCATCAAAAACCTCCACTTGTCGTATCATTGCCTTGAAAAATTCACTGGCCGTAATGTCTGCATTACCTCCACTCGGATTTCTAAGAAGATTCTCTAACATCTTCCTTTCTTCCTTATCACCAGCATCACCAACAGCGTGGTATTCCCATCCCTTTGCTACGGATTGAGAAGCTATACGAGTGATTACGGTCCTGAGATGAGAATACCTGTCAGCTAACTGTTCTAAATAATTCTGGTCTACTGGAGGAAGTATATCTGCCTTAAATGCACGATTACTGCCCGAAGTACCATAAACTGGCGTCCTCGCATCCTTCAATACACTGGCTGTGTTTCTCTCTATCAAATCCTCTAACGCAGAACGCTTGCGCACTGGCTTGCTGCGAAATCTATCGAAGAATCCCAAGTTGTATCGCCTCCACTGTAGTAATTATCTTATTAAGCTTTTCCTTTTTCTGTATCACATCTAAACTCCTCTTCAACCTCTTACTCCAACTGTGACCAGAGTTTCCACCCATCATCTTCCACATTATATATCCTTTACTCGGATTCTTCTGATTTGCAAAATTCTTAGCAGGCGGGTCAACCTTCTCATGCCTCCTGTAATATGTATCTATCTTTACCGCCGTCTTGTATCCTACGTCCTTCTGATATCTTAACTTACGGTTTATCGCCTTTGTAACCTTTCCACCACCATAACCATGCATCGCCCGTAAATCTCTGCCCTGTAACGCTTCTTTCTTCACACCACGAGGAATCTTATACCTGTCTCGCTTATCGCCCATGATACTCCCGAACGTATCTTCTAAGTAACGGCTCTACTAAGACGCCCGTCGGTACATTCTCAGCTTTAGCAATTTCTTTAATCCTCGATTTCGTGTCATCGCTAATTCCGTAAATTTCCAACCTCGTTCGCTTTTTCATAATATGGTTGGGAACTCTGTATTCTAATGATGTATATAAACTTTCCTATATGTAATCCCAACTTACAAAACTTAATCCCTTTTTGTTCAAATTCTTAATCGCTAACTCACACATCCATAAAGCCATCACCGCATCTGGAGTGTGACCCTCAAGTCTTCCGTTTTTTCCATAAATTAACCTACTCAACCCATCTGTCAACTTACGCGGTCCCGGCCTACTGGCTTCCCTTATTTCTTTGTGCCACGGAATCTGGTATCTCTCTTTCTCAAACTCCAAGGCCAACCCCGGTATCC